GTTTGCTTTATGCCACATATCAGGATTATTTAACTCATTTTCATCATCTAATCGGCAGATAAAAGGCAAAAGCCCGTTATCGTGTTTTTCGCCGTTCAGTATTTCAAGGCTCTTATTTTTTAATTCATCAAGAGGGCCGCCCCGTATGATTCCGTCAGAGGATATAATCGTTTTACGCGGCAAATATTTCTTTCCGAGTGCCGATGAAGAAATTCCGATTAATTTTGAATTTTCATATGCGTGGTATTCATCAAAATCAACCTTACCTGGTCGATAACCGTCTTTGGTTTTATACGAACTTGAATTATATGTGAATTTAGAACGAGTTTGCTTGTTTACAATTTCTTGCTTTGTCCATGTAAAATGACCGCGCATTTTCGAGTAATGTTTTTCAAGAACAAAATAAACCTCTTCCCATGATATTTTTGCTTGTTTTTCAGACGTTGCAAAAACGTGTATATCATATTCGGGGATTCCGTTTGTAGGGGTTAAAAGACAAAAATTTTCAAATCCTAAATAACCGTTCTTGCCGCTTCCACGTCCGACAAAAATAAATAAATCGGGGAATCGCAAATCACCGTCAGACTTATACGTGCAATTGTGAATGGCAAAACAAAACCGCTCCCATGGGAACAGCTCAAACGGAAAATATTTTTGATACGAAAGATACGTTTCAAGCTGTTCTTCATCAACACGAATGTCCTCTTCACGGAATATTTTTTCAACGAAATCGCATAAAAGAAGCTGTTCCTCACAAACAGCAAATTCGCCGGAACGGACGATGTCGATATATTCCTGTATATGCTTATTCAGCTTTTTTATCGGTTTTTTAATCATATCATTTTTAAAACCTCATAAATTACAGCGCGTCGAACGGCTTTGTGCATTTATCTGCACTTAGTCCGAGTTCTTTCAGAATCGAAAGTTTCTGCTTATTATACATGACCGCGTTCTTAATCGCCGGGTTCTCTTTTTCATAAATCTTACCGGTTGCAGAAACAGTCTGATAAGTCATGCCAAGCTTGATAATATCATTCTGCGCTTTTCTTTCCTCAAGCCAGTAAAATATATAATCATCAATCAGCGAAGCAAAATGCGTGACATTAGCACCGTTTTCCGCAAGCTGTTTAGTAAGGCTATTTTTAATTTCCTCTGATAATTGTTTATCAGTTTTTGGCTTTTCCGTTGGTTTTTTAGGTGCTTTTTCGCTTAAAAACTTAGGAGCTTTTTTCTTTTTCTTCGGTTTTTTGACATAAACGCCGGCTAAAACTTTCGGGGTTTCGGGCAATCGTTCCGAAATAGGCGGCGATTTTGCTGTATTTTCTGCAAATTGTTCTGTTTGTTCTGAAATTATAGGCGTTTTTTTAGTGTTTTTTGATAATCGTTCCGAAGTCGCCGGCGGCTTTTTTTTAATATTTGAGCTTTTAACGCCTTTGTTTTTCGGCGGTTCTGCTGAAACGTCAGGTTTTTTTACGCACGCGCTTTTATTAGCGCGCGTTTTACTCGCGGGCGTGTTACTGTCCGCGCCTGTGTTTTTATAAGCGCGCGATTTTCTTGCGGGCGTGTTACTGTCTGCGCCTGCGTTACTTACTGCGCGTTTAATCGCGCACGCGCCTTTTAAGGCGTCATCTTTGCTTATCTGCTCTTTATCAGCCATTTTTACACCTCAAAACTCTTAATCTCCGCTCATCACCACTGAATCTACAAAGTTTCAAAAATTATTTTTTAAAAACAAATCCCCTCATGCGCGTGAGCATTTCTGAAATGGAAATTTTGCCACCGATGTACGGTCACATAGGATTTTTTGGGTTTTTTGACCGGGGGGGTGTAGAACATTTTCGTAGAACATCAAGACTACCACCGTTCTTGGTTTATGAATTGCTTTCGTTTAGGTTCTGCTTTGGTTAGTCTGCCATGAATTAATTCATGGCATGTGAAGCAAACTGAAAGCAGTTGAACCTGCTTATTGCCGTTTTCGTCTTCGTATAGACGGGAATAAGCAAGGTCAGGACGTTCGCGCAGGTGCTTGACGTGGTGGACGGTATGTGCCGGTGATACCTTTCCGCGCTTTTTACAGAGCTGACACTCGTTGTTATGACTTCGTTTGATTTCACGCGCTAAATTACGCCAGCCGCGGGAATTATAAAAAACACAATCTTTTCCCTCGTTTAGCAATTTTATAATTTCAATCGTTGTGAACTGTTTTGCCATAATATTTATACCAACGAAAAAAGAGCAGTTATGTGCAATGCACGCCGCTCTTCATTCGTTTTTTAGGAATTTAAACACATAAAACCTGTGTGCGCAATTCTTTAGTTTAATAATAACACAAAAGTCAAGTGTTTGTCAATGCAATAGTGTGCAAACTTTTTCGATTAGATTATTTTTATCAATATAATCTAAAGATTTATTGTGCCAAAAATGTAATGTTCGTAAACTACAAAACATATTTTCCGCTATATCGTGCCAATAAAGATTTTTAATATATCTCAATTCAAGTAGAATCCGATACTCCGGATTGGGTATTTCATTTTTAATTTTTTGAAATATTTTGGTTTTATTATTAATTAATTTTTCAAGGTCAACAATATTTCCGGCGGTTATCCCCACTCTGTCATAAGATGTGTTACCTCCGGTCGTATTTCCGATTGATGATGTTTTTTCCGCATAAGCTTTCAATCGCTCTAACTGCGCGATTGAAATCCTCAACTGCAAAAGATATTCCTTTGCTGTCATGTTCTTACCCTCCTGATATTTTTCTATACATCTGCGCGTAAATATACACCCCCGCGCAGTAGTCGCTTCTTTTCACCTCAGCCGAATAAAACGCATACCCCGGATAAAGCTTCTCGAAAATCTCAGGCATAAGGTTCTCGTTGCTTGCGATTTTTTCGGCGCGGCGTTTGGTGACTTTCTTCTCCGCGTATGTAATAACCGGCGGTTTCAGGTTCGTAGACTTTCCCCATTTGCGTTCATAGTTTTTGCCTTTGGCTAAATAATTCGCAAGACCTGTAAGTCCGGTATCGTGCTTAACCCGAAGCCGGCGGGTCTGTGGATAAGCCCCGCCCTTCCACAGCTTCTCAATTTCATCACGGCTTAAATCGCCTGACATAATCACATGATGATGACATCTGACTTTTTCACCGTCCTGATGAAACTCGGTGACGTAGATATACCGAAGCGCGGGAAGCCCTAATTTTTTACGAAGCCTTTTAATTCGGCGTAGAAAATTTGTTATATTTTTTTGCGCAGCGCGTTCATCGGCAGGAAGATTCGGGTCATCATACCCGAACGTACCCCAAATATCCGCGCTTGTGAAATTTTGGTTTGCGTACCGTGTAATATTTTTCTTGACGTTGTTATGATTTAATTTCTCCTGCGCTTCACTGCTGGGCTTTTTTTCTTTCAGGTGATTGATTCCCTTCGCATTTAAATCGGGGAAAATTTCACAATCGAGCAGTTCGCCGTGCTTGATTGTCTTGGTTACATAATTTTTCACATCACCGTGCCGGAAAAGCTCAAGCTTATCATCAATCGAAATTTCTTCCCCGAAAACATCTATGTCAAAAAACGAGAGCTGACCCTCGCAGTTAATAAATTTTCTGTTTCTTCTCGGCATAAGGTTTCTTCTCCGATTTTTAAAATTCTGTCTTACGTCCTCATGGGGGGAATACTTCCCCCCTGCCGGACGGGCAACCCCCCTTGCATATATCAAGAATAAAATAATATTTTTGATAAATGGTTGAGAAGTTAATACCCATTACAAGCCCGATAAAGGTATACTATTATATATAAGGGCGCGTGAGGTTTTCAAATGGCTATACTATATATAATATATAGGGGTTGGTTCGAGCGTGTTAATTTTTATCATTTAAAGCTTTTTCGGCTTCGTGGAATAATCTGAAAAAACTATCTTTAAAAATCCTAAAGCTAAATATCGTTTCGTTTTGCCTAATTACGTATACAGTATCTCCTAACTTACACGGCAATTCAACCGCATTATCAAGGCGTTCTTTGAGGGCGGTTGATTTTTCGTACTCACGCTCCAATTTCGACCTCAATGATAAATTATCAGAAATTAACTCAGCATTATCTTTAAAAAGCATATCAATGCGGTTTTTTAATTCTTTGATTTTTTCGGTTTGTTCATCACGTAAAGCACCAACTTCACGCTCCAATACATCTCTCTCGATTATTGTTTGGTGCAAAGCTGTGATTAGTGATAATTTGCTTGAACACGATTCATAACAACATTCCATACCTCCCAACGGGCAGGTATCGCAATCCGTATCGTTCCATTGATTGTTTTCTTTATCAGCCTCGTCAAGCGCAGCGAGAAGCGCAGAAAAATCTTGAACATAAACACTCGAAACATAATTAGCTTCATCAAAACATAAAGTTCGTTTTAATCTACCATTCCTTATAAATTCGTTGTCAATCTCGTTATGTCGTTCACGAATCTCATTAATCTGTGTTTGTGTCATTTTAAACCTCCTCGTTCCAGTTCCAAATCCTCTGTAACCCTTTTGCCGTGATAGGCTTTTCAAGCATTTTTACGTTTGCGAGTTCCCATGCGTAACGTCCGGGTCGGAAATCGCCGAAATGAATTTCCTTAAAGCCGTTGCGAATAATCAACTTTCTTTCGCCGGAATTTTCATCGGTAAATATTAAATCGTCTGTAGCTGTTTTTGCTGATTCGATATGCCAACATGCGACAAGGTCAGCCGTAGCTACAACCGCACCGTGCGGAAGTTCCATGTGACACCTCAAAGAAAAATCATCATAAATGCTATGTTCGGGGAATAACACTTCGCGCATTTTGTAAACAGTTTCGCGGTCTAATTCATTAATATCGAATTTTTTGATTGCCGCGTGAATCGCAATCTTTCCGCGATACGGAGTACACCAACTGCGCGTTTCGTATTTCTTAAATCGTAAGGCTACGAGTGATGCCCACGGCTGATAAAGCGTTACAGCTTTCATATTTAAAACTCCAATCTTTAATTTTGCTCTCATTTCCTGCGTGAACCATTTTTTATTAATTCTCATATAATGATTAATTATAAAGCGATTCATCGTCATAATAAAACAAGGAGTAAAATCTACTTATGAATTATCAGCAATTTAGTTCCAAACAGCCAAGAAATAACTGCCGCGATGTGCAGATACCATTAATTAACAGTATGCGCTTAGTATGGTCACAGCATGTCTATTGGACACGCATGTTGCTTATCAGTATAGCCGAACGGCTGAAAGATTTAGATGCCGTTACCGTGCGCCTTTTGCAAAACCCAAACGACATTGCCGGTTTTTTTTCGTATTTTTACCCTGCGAATATAACTGAGTCTATATCACAGCTTTTAACGGAACATCTTCAAATCGGCGCGGAGCTTATCACCGCTTTAAGGGACGGGGAAAAAGAAAAGGCGGCGGATTTAGACCGCAAATGGTACATAAATGCTGATAAAATGGCAAGTGCGTTCAGTAAAATAAATCCGTATTATCATTATCACGATTTAAAAGAAATGCTTTACCGTCATCTTGATTTAACTAAAAATGAAGTAGCTATGCGCCTTTCAGCGAATTATCCGGCTGATATTGCGGCATTTGATTTCGTAGAGCGCGAAGCCTTGGATATGGCGGATTATTTTATTTCGGGAATTATGATGCAATTTCCTCAAATGTTTTAATATATTAAAATTCAATCTTTAATCATTTTTCTCATCACTTCCGGTTAAACTAACCGTGAGGTGATTTAATGCCAAATCCGAGAAAAACCAATAATAAAAGAGAATTCCAAAAAGACCGCACCGTCAACCAAAACTTCAGCACCTTACCGCCGGAAGAAAAGGAAATCATCAGGAAATCAGGGGACGGGCTGACATTTGATAGTTTGAAAGAGCCTAATGGGGAGAGGAAAGGCGGTTAATATTTATTCCCCACCCTTAAACAACTCATGTGTCCCGTCCTGCAAAGACTTTTCTTCATCAGACATCTGATAGCCGAGAGCACATATGCAGTTATAAATCGCGTCAAGTTTATCGTTTTTCTTATATTGCCCTCTTTGTTCTGCCGATGATTCAGCACCATAAAAGTATGTATTTTCAGCATTATCTTTTAACATGGAATACAGCGACATTAAAAGCACACTCGCCGCAGGTGCGTTTGATTTTTCTTTTAATTCTCTTTTTTGGGTAAACCCCATTCGCCAATCGTATTCCTTTTCAAAACCTGCAAGCAACGAGTATAACGAAAAATCGAATTTCTCTCCCAAACACACGGCTGTAAACGCTAAATTTGATATTCCCTCAATTTGAGTGGCATTTAATACTGCCCTCTGTGAGAACGACTTCACAAAATCCAATCTGAGCCGATATGTCGTTTCACCTGATTCTTTTAATGCTTTATATTTGCGCCGCGTTTCGCGCCTTTCCGTCTGCTCTTCCGTGGAAAGTTCGGTCATTTTCTTTTCGATTTTGGCGTTTTTTATTTTTTTATAAATATCAACACTATAAAGTGATGTGTGATATAAATACTCATCCGGTTCCCACTTTTTCGGAATATTAAAACTAAGTTTTCCGGATGTTTCATATTTTTCAAACCCACAACTCCAATTATGAAGCGGTTCATATCCTTTTAAATCCCAATATAGCTTATCTGTTGGCTTTGCGAATGTTTCGATTTCCTTTATGATTTTCGGCAAATTTTTATCGCGCAATTCTTCGGCAATTGCTTTTTTGTATTCGTTATTAAATCCGTTCGTGCCAATTGTTTCTAAAACTTTATTGCGCGTTTTTACATCATTTATTTTCTCAAGTTTCATATAATCATCGAGTGTAGCCCCGCGCTCGTAAGCGGCTTTTGATTTCTTTTCATTGAGCGAAGCAACAAATAATCTTTTACGGACAGTCGTTTCCGAGAATCCTGTTTTTTCGGAAATAGTTTTCGTGGTTTCTCCTAAATCCAACATCATTTGAAATCCTTGTGCCTGTTCGATAACAGTCAAATCATTACGCTGAATATTCTCCAGCAGCATTGTTCCAACCTGTGTCTTCTCGTCCATATCAGTGATAACGCAGGGTATTTCCGAAAGTCCCGCGAGTTTTGCGGCGGCGTGACGGCGGTGTCCGATGATGATTATGTAATCACCCGGGTACGCTTTTTTGCTTGCGATTTTGCTTTTATAAAGTTCGGGGTCAGCGGGAATAACTGTAAGATTTTGTAGAATCCCGTTTTCTTTAATGCTTGACGAAAGCTCGGTCAGCTCTCCTAAATCCTTTCGGGGGTTGTTGGGGTGAGGCTGAAGCCGGTCTGTGCTGATGTTGGTAATCATGGTTTTGAATTCCTTTCTAAAATTAATTTTACTTGTAATTCGTGAATTTTATCGTCAATCATCGGTTTGATTGATATAAAATCTTCTTTGCATTTCTCCGCACGGGATTTATAGGGGGGGAGCTGCACAAGCCCTGCGCCGTGGTCGCAGACTTCGCCCGGGTCTAATGATGACCCGCAGGTTGGGCAGTTATAATAATACATAAAATCACTCCTTGTCCTCATCCTCGCCGTATTCCCACAGCCGCCCGAAAACCAGCGCACCGAACGCTACTGTAAAACATAAAAGAATCTGAATTATGAAAATATATGTAGGAACGTCGTCTGTAAAAGCTTCACAGAATCCGCCGGCGGTTATTACCGAAATCCACACAAGCATAACACAGATTGCTTTTTTCATGTTTCATTATTCACCTTTCTGTAACGGGTTGGAAGAAAGCAGGGGCATGCGCTTCCCGCAAAACTTGCATTTTGTATAACCGCGGCGCAGTTTTTTGTATTCGTCCTGTGTAACAGGGCGACAGCGGTAATATTGTCCTTCGTGACACCAGTGTGAGGGGATAAACATAAAATTTACTTCCTTTTAAAAATTTTAAGCACTGTGTTCTGATTGGATTTTAAACATCTTCCTGATGTCGTTTTTGTCAATCAGCCACTTTCCGGTTTCCTTAGACGCGGGAAGCTTGCCGCTTTTGATGAGCTTTATAATCGTAGGTTCGCTTGATTTAAGCAGTGCACAGACTTCTTTCAAAGTCATCACAAGCCCGTATTCATCCCATGTTTTCGGGAGTTCTTTTTTCGGTTTTTCAAAGGTTTTAAGGTAAGCTTCATAATTGAAATCTTTATAGAAGCCTTTTTTTCGCTGTGGTCTTGGAGGTGGTGGTGGAGGTGCTGTTGGTTTTATTAATTGTCTATTCATAGCTTAAATTTCCTTTCGATTCCCGCAGGAGCGGGGCGGCGGAGTGAACCGCCGCTGTCTTGGCAGACGATTGCCGTCTTTCCGGCTGTCAGCCGTTTTTTATCCGAACATATTAAACTCCGGAGGAAGTCGAGCCGGATGCGTCCGGGCAGAACGCTGGTATATAAACGCAGAAGCGGTTATATCTGGTTTGCTTGCCGCTTGTCTTTCCGCCGCTCCTATGGTATAATGTAGGGGACAGGGAGGGGGTGACGGAATGGATGAAAATAAAAAATTAGTTATGGAATTAGCAAGGGATATTTTAATAGCGAAAATAAACGTAAGCACGGGAGATGTTAGTTTAGGTTACGGTAAATATATCAGTAATGAATATAATTCATTATTTGATGAAATTTACAAGCACATTTCTGAATGTCCAAAATAATATTTAAACAAGTCAGCGACTATCGTAAGAGCTTGCACCTCTACGGTGGTCGCTTCTCCTTTTTCTACTTTATCAAGTAAAAACATTAAAGTGTCTAATATTTTTGTTTTTTCTTCACTCACGCCTCTCGCCCCCTCTCTTTTTAAATCTCGCCTTGCCGCTTCAACGCCTTCTTTTTTCTCATTGCTACTGAAAATTCTTCGAGCATATCATCAATAAGCAAATCACAGGTTTTTTGCTCTTCGATTGACAATTTTGTTTTCTGATTTGTATTTTCTGCTTTTTCTTTGAAATAAAGAGGTACACCTTTTGAGCGCGGCGGCGGGTTTTGCCCTGATTTTAAGGCGGTGAACCGTTCTTCGGCATTTTTCCTGTCGTTATGTACGTGTCCTGCTAATATAAGGCTCTCGTTTTCTTGTAATTCTACAGCTTTATCAGCGGCGGCTTCGGATGTATTAACAATCATATATTGAGGGACGGCGGGGAGAAGTTCGCCGCTTGGAGAGCGAAGCTCAGCATAACCCGCAAAGACAAGGCTTTCGTTTTCTTTTAATACCCACATGGTAAACCTCGCTTTCTTATCTCTGGGTTTCCTATAAGAAACTTAGAGGTTAAAAAAAATCATGTTTACTTTTTCATCAGAAAGATTAAGCTTTTTCTTTAAATCGCTTATCTCTTTTTGCTTAAATTGAGTTTCGCCTTTCATTTTAGAATAAAAGGCTTTTTTCCCTATTCCTATTATATCTGCAATTGTGGGCACAGTCATTCCGCTCCTAATTATTTCTGCTTTAAGTTCGTTACCGTTCACTTGTATTCCTCCTCTCGGTTTCCTTTGGGACACTTTCATATTATCATACATTTTCTTCCTTGTCAACCCTTTTTTTGAATATTTTTTATTTTTTATGAAAAAACAGTTGCTTTTTAGAAACTTATGTGTTATAATACGGATTACAAGGAGAGTAAAAAAATGGAAATAGGTGAGATAATAAAAAAAAGAAGAACCGAGCTCGGTCTTACCCTTGAAGAGGTCGGAAATGCGGTAGGGGTAGGAAAAAGCACGGTAAAAAAATGGGAAAGCGGTTTTATAGCAAATATGAAGCGTGATAAAATCGCACTTCTTTCAAATATACTAAAAATTAACCCTGTTGATTTGATAGATGATACTGATATTTCATATAACGAAACGCAAATTAACGACCGGCAACTAAAATTCGCTTTATTCGGGAATCCGGATATAGATGATGATGTGCTTGACGATATTAAAGCTATTGCTAAAGTCCACGCTGAACGCAAAAGGGAAAGACAAAAAAATGACAGACATTGAAGTAATCCTTGACGAGCTTGAAGAAAGCGGAATTGATATTTTTAATATTGGACTTAAAAAATTGAAAGCGGCTTCGGTTTGTGATGAAGACGGCGACTGTTCAATTTCTATTGATGAAGCTAAGTTAAACACATCTGCCGAACGTAAAACAGCCCTGCTACATGAACAGGGGCACTGTGAAACGCATACGTTTTATAACACGCTCACGCCGTTCGAGCGTGTTGAACGGTTGGAATACCGGGCGGACAAGTATGTCGCTGAAAATAAAATTACTAAGTACATGATTGTTAGAGCCGCCCGTAATGAGGGCTTTGTTGATGTGTGGGAGTTTGCAGAGTATTTCGGCGTGACGGTTGAGTATATGAAGCGACTGATGTGGATTCATTTTCAAATGGAGTTTATGGAGTAAATAAAAATACCCTCCGACAGCTTCGGAGGGTAAAAGGACGTGTTAAATATAAAAAAGGTAAAAAAGCGCGTTTTTCAAATTATTCAACCATACGACGGGAATGATTTAGCAAGTAAAATATTCGACTGGTTTATAATCGTTATCATTGTAATTAATGTTTTTCTTGTAATTCTTGATACGTTCAGCGGATTCCCTGAATGGACTTTATCACTTTTCCGGACAGTTGAGGTTGTTTCGGTTATCATTTTTTCAATAGAATACCTTTTACGACTTTGGACTTCCGATTACATATTTATAAATCACAAAGCGGTAAAAGCAAGGGTGAAATATACTTTATCGTTCATGGCTCTTGTGGATTTGTTTGCGATTTTACCGTTTTATCTGCCTTTTATTTTCCCAATTGATTTACGCATCCTGCGTATGCTCAGACTTTTACGATTGTTAAGATTATTTAAAGTAAACCGTTATACACACGCGCTTGCTTCCGTTGGTAATGTTTTAAAACGAAAAGCAACGCAACTGCTTTCTTCAATGTTTGTCGTATTAATATTAATGGTTATGGCTTCAATTTTGATGTACGCGATAGAAAATGAAGCACAGCCGGAAGTATTTAATAATGCTTTTTCGGGTTTATGGTGGGCAGTCGCCACGCTTACAACTGTAGGTTACGGGGATATTTACCCGATAACTTTATTAGGGAAAGCGTTAGGTGCGGTTATTGCAATTTTAGGAATCGGACTTGTTGCTGTACCTACCGGTATTATATCGGCGGGTTTTATGGAGGATATATCGCACGAAAAGGAAGCGGAAAATAAAAATAATAATTCAAATGAAGCAAATGAAATTATTCGTATTTATGAATTGCTTGACGTCCGCCGCCGCATAAAACTGCTTGACGCGGCTTTTGTTTTAGAGGAAGAAACAACGAATAAAAACGAAACAATAAAATCTTAACAGAGGATTGTTATGGCACGGAAGAAAAAACCAAAAATACCCGGCGTTTCGTTTTCATGGAAACGCGCTTCGGGAATTACTAACGTTAAACGTAAAATATCGCGGAAAACAGGAGTACCTTTTACAAAAGCCGGCAGACAACGTAAAATCGGGAAAATGATGACGGGCAGCGGTTGCTTGATATATGTCCTTGCCGCTTTACTAACAATAATTGTTTTCATTTTATTTTAAGGTGTTAAGTTATGAACGTTGTAATTTACGCCCGATATTCCAGTCACGGGCAGCAGGAGCAGAGCATTGACGGACAGTTAAGGGACTGTTACACCTTTGCGGAACGCGAGGGGCATTTGGTTGTGGGTGAATACATAGACAGGGCGATTTCGGGTAAAACCGATGAACGCCCTGATTTTCAACGTATGATTGCAGACGCTTCAAAAAAGCATTTCAAATATATAATCGTGTGGAAACTTGATAGATTTGCACGAAACCGCTTTGACAGCGCGGTTCATAAGGCTACACTTAAAAAATACGGGGTTAGGGTTATATCAGCTACGGAAAATATCACGGACGAGCCAGAAGGAATCCTGCTTGAAGGTTTAATGGAAAGCCTTGCAGAGTATTATTCGGCAAATCTTTCAAAACACGTCAAGCGCGGTCAGCGGGAAACAATATTAAAAGGGGCGCATGTGGGCGGAATCCCGCCGTTCGGGTTTAAGGTTGCGGAAATTGACGGTAAAAAAAGACTTGTTGCAGACGAAAATAAAGCTCCGATTATAAAGCATGTTTTTGAGCAGTACGCTAAGGGTGTTTCTAAGAAACATATCATGGAGGAATTGAGTAATCGCGGCGTCCTTAATTACTACGGTCGTCCGCTTACTCTTTCGTGCTTACAGCACGCTCTGCGGAATACTAAGTATATCGGTAAATACATGTTCAACGGTCAAGAGGTGCAGGGAGCTTGCGACGCTATTATAAATGAAGAAATATTCAACGCAGTGCAAAACAAGCTTGAGAGCGTTCGGCACGCTCCCGCCGCTAAAAAGGCGCGTCAAGATTATTTATTACAAGGAAAAGCATTTTGCGGTTACTGCGGCACTCGTCTTGTCGGAGAAAGCGGCAGAAGCGGGAACGGAACTGTTTTCAATTATTACGCTTGCGGTAAAAAGAAAAAACACCATACATGCAAAAAAAAGAACGAGAAAAAAGACTTTTTGGAATGGTATATTGTTGAACAAACGATTGAATACGTGCTGACACCGGAACGCATGGCTTATATTGCCGCCCGTATCGTGGCGAAATATGATGACGAATTTAACGACAAGCGTATAAAAGAGTTAGAGCGACAAATAAAACGGATAAACAAAGATGTTGACGCGGCGGTCGATGCTTCTATTTCCGCTCCGCCGAAAGCCCGTCCAAGGTTTTTTGAAAAGATAGAAATGCTTGAAACGCAAAAAGCGGATATTGAGTTAAACCTTGCAACGCTTAGAATCGCTAATGGGCACAGGTACACGCAAGAACAAATAATTGCATGGTTAAAATCATTTTGCAAAGGGGATTTGCTTGATGAGGGCTTCCAACGACGCATAATTGATGTGCTGATAAACTCTGTGTATGTGTACGATGATAAAATCGTAATATATTATAACGTTAAAGATGGTAAACAAATTTCATACATTGAAATGTGCAGTGATATGGAGGGGCTTTCTCCTGTTGGAGAAAAAGCCATTGACAAAAGCATAGAAAACAGTTATAATAAAGAAAAAGGAGTTCGGATTTCACATAATCCTCTCCGGCACAGAGCCTGTGCTCGCAATTTTTGAGTGAATCGCAAGGTTCACCATCTTTTGCGAGTTCGGGTTCGTATTTAGATTGTGCTGCCCCGATAAATCCGTCCTATCAGTGAGATAGAGCGGATTTTTTGTTTATTTTTTCCACCCTCATAACGGTTTGTGTTTCGTGTAATTCCATACTTCGCATACAAAAATAATTGATTTTTTTAATCTTCCAGCCGCCAATTCACAGGCACTTGCCCTTTTTCCTCAAGGTAAATATTGGTTTCGGAAAAATGCCTGTTCCCGAAGAAACCGTTATAAGCGGAAAGCGGACTGGGATGTGCTGAGGTTAAAATTTTATGTACAGGGTTCGTAATCAACGGGGATTTATTGCGGGCATTCATGCCCCAAAGGATAAAGACAATCGGTTTCTCCCGTTCATTCAAGAGCTGTATAATTTTATCAGTGAAGAATTCCCAGCCTTGGTTACGGTGGCTGTTCGCCGCGCCTTGACGCACGGTAAGCACTGTGTTTAACAGCAATACGCCGTTTTTAGCCCAGCTTGTTAAGTCGCCGTGCGGGGGCGGGATAATCCCTAAATCATCAGTCAGTTCTTTGAAAATGTTCTCAAGAGAGGGCGGTTTTCGTGTACCCTGCTGTACGGAAAAACATAACCCGTGCGCTTGTCCGGGTTCATGGTAGGGGTCTTGTCCCAGAATTACCGCTTTTACCGCACTGTAAGCTGTCAGTTTTAAAGCGTTGAATATATTGTTCATATCAGGGTATACGCTGAACGATTCGTATTCTGATTTTAAAAACACCCGTAAATCCGCATAATACCGCTTTTTAAATTCGTCTTGAAGAAGCTCGTCCCAATCATTTCCGATATTAACCATAGTTAAAATCCTCCGAAATATAAAGTTGCAAGGACACCGCACGAAACCGATAAAAGCCCGATGATAACAAGGCAGAGAACGAACGCACCTTTCCCGAAAAAGGTTTTTTCCCGTTTAATTTCAAGGTTCGAGTCCTCTATAAGCGGAAAAGCGATTCCGCTTATAGGGGACGGTGTTATAATTTCCGGTGCAGCTTCCGGATTGATTTCCTTTTTTTCAAATTCTGAAATTTCAGGTTTAACAAGTTCAGTAAGCTTAACAGATTCAGAAAGTTCATCAAGCTCGGAAATAATTTCCGGTTCAAGTAAATCATCCGTTTCGGGAATAACGCTGAACGTGGGCGAAATATCCGCTGTAAGCGGAATGTCTGTCATGGAGACGATTTCTATTGACGGCGGATTTTCCTTTAGCGGAGGAATTTCCGTTCGTTGCGGACGCTCTGTTCGCGGCGGACGCTCCGCTGTATTCGTTTGAATTTTAACGCTTGCCGCTCCGCAAAAATGACAAAAGTTGCCGTTATCGTTTAACCGGTTGCCGCACTTTGAACAGAACATAAACTTTCCTCCGTGACTTTCGTATCTTTAAAATTGCGAATATATTCAAATAAGTATTGCTGTGCAATTCCTTCATAACCGCTGATACATTCCGGTAAACCGTCAGGATAAAAACGTTCCGATGCCCGTTTAATCCACACGTCTTTCGGGAATGCACCGCTTTTTCCGTAAGCGAAGAGAAGTACGCAGTCGGCAACCTTTTCCCCGACGCCTTTTATTTTCATCAGTTCAAGGCGGGCGTTTTCCGCAGTTAATTCATAAAGCGCGTTTAAATCAATTTCCCCGCTATGTACTTTACGCGCCGCGTCAATGATATATTTTGCGCGGAATCCGGCTCTGATTGGAGCTAAAGCTTCCGGTTCAAGCACCGCTAATGTTTCGGCGGACGGAAACGCATACATTTCACTGCTGATTTTTTCGCCGAAGTTTTCGCATAATCTGCCGATAATACCCGTAATCCGTTTGATGTTATTATTCTGAGAAATAATAAAGCTGATTAATGTTTCAAAAGGCTCTTGCTTTAAAATGCGCAGTCCGCGCGCGAATTTACAAGCGGCTTTCATCGTTTCATCTTCGGAGAACCGTGCTGTAATTGCTTCATAATCGGTGTGTATATCAAAATATTCTAACCAGAAAGGCAAATCAAATTCATTGATGCCGAGAAGATGTATGCCGTTTTCTTCAAACCGAAGCCTGACAGCGCGGCTTCCGGCAACGCCGCAGAAATGTTCATCTTTTTGGGCAAACCTGAACGCTTGACCGCCCATAAGCGTTAACTGCGGGTTAATAAACCCTGTTTCAATAAAAAAATCCATAAAATTTCCGATAAGCTATTGATTATTTAATTATATTATAATACAATTTAATTATAAAGTAAATAGAAAATTTAAAATATGAGGTTTTATTATGAGAGAAAGTTTATTGACCATTCCCGTAAACGAGGTGTTTGAGCCGAAAGAGGGATGCCCTATTTGCCGTATGCGCGATACGGTTGAGGAACATATCTGCGAATACATAACGGGCGCGGCGATGATGGAACCCGATGTGCGGGAGGAAACCAACAAGCTCGGCTTCTGTCTTGTACATTATCCCATGCTGGCGAAACAGGGGAATAAGCTTTCACTGGGGCTTATGCTTAATTCGCACCTTGAGGAAGTGCGCCGCAGTGTTTTAGAAAGCAAGAATATTTTCCTTTCCGGAAACGCCAAGGCGAAGCGCGCCGATAATCTGAATTCCTCCTGTTTTGTCTGCGCCAAGGTAGATTGGGGGATTGAACATATGCTGAAAACTGTTTTTGTTTTATACGAGAAAGAACGGAAGTTCCGCGAACTTTTTAAAGAGCAGGAATTTTTCTGTTTGCCGCATTATCACAGGCTGACCATGAAAGCTGAGCAGTTGCCGAAAAACGTCAAACCGGAATTTGCGAAGGCTTTGAATTCCGTGGTTTCTGAATATGCTAAG